TTTTTCTAGTGAAGTGTTTAGGACGGATAACGGTAAAGGCACTGGTGCGTCAGTCGTTATTCGCGGTAAATCAGAAAAAGAAAAATATGCTGACTGGTTGCTTGATGAAGTTAGGTTTTTTAAACGCGAAATAGCTATTTACCACGATCAGACGGTTATACCTGCCAAAAACTCTTTTGAGAAATCAATAAAATCGGGGTCCACTCCTGGCTCAGTTTACACTATAGACATTCATCATTATAAACAGTCCACTACAAAACTTACTTTGTACTTAAACTTCTTTGTATCTGATGCAGCTTATCTTCCTACTGAGCAAGATTGGGTGTACATACCTGAGTTAAAAGGAGGTGACTCAGTTCGTTGGAAAGCGGGAGATGGTGGAGAGGGAGTTGTCCTTATACTTGGGACTAACTACACGCTCTCTCCTATGAGCAAAACTCTTCCTGGGGATAGCTCCCCAACGGTCATTCCCGCACAGTCAATTGTAGTTCGAGCTGCGAATAGCACTACTGATTCTTCTCAGACAAAAGTAACTGGAGCAATTTACTATAGACGGGGGCAAACTCCTGAGCCAGGTAACGTGGTTTCCGTGTCAACAATGCACAAGTCAGTGTTGAACGCGTACAGAGATGCTAAAAAGTATTTCAAAAAAGTATCCGCTTACTACGCAGATTTACAGGAGTATTACCAAGCACTTAGGAAAAAAGCAGGTTTGGGTAGTGGTTCGGGAGGAAAAGGAGGAGGAGGGGAAACTTCCGCAGGGTCCCCTACCATTGTGGATGACTCTGCTACTCCTGTTGCGTACAACATCCCTAGCGTTAAGTGGGCTTACTTTACTAACTCTGGAACTTCAGAGACTACTGGGTACCCCTCTATTCTTCTCAATAGTGGAGGAAGCCCTGCCTCTCTAGGATTGGTAAAAAACGCTAAAGAGCTATGGGGAACAGCCAGCCAAGGTGCTCACAAAGGAATGTTCCAAACCTACTCTTATTGGAAAACTAACTCTAAAGGTGCAAAATCCCTTAAAAATAAAGACCCAAATCTTCCTGATTGGTATTTAGGAGGTAGTCACCAAACTAAAAAATACGGATTTCAATTTTTGTACAACCCAAGTACCGTGCAGATGGGTTGGGGCGGAGCTACTAACTCCGTAGACCCTGGGTTATACATGTCAGGTAAAGACGCTACTCCGTACATTACCCCTTCGCAAACGTCTTCTTGGATTAGTTTTGATTTAATTATCAATCGAATGCCTGACATGGCGCTGCTTAACTCCAGAAAACCCTCAGGAGTACTAAGCAACTTAGAAGCTGTTTATGGATTGTCCCACTCTTCTTCTGCTACAGCCCCTAGTGGAGAGCAATACCTAACTGAACTACAGACTATTCAAGAATTGGGTACCATGTACGACATTGAATATTTGCTCAGTACGTTGGTTGGGTTTAGAGAGTTTAGCGCTCTTAGAGGACGTTACACCGCAGACTTTGGCTTCTTGTTCGGAGTTCCTGTTGAACTTCACTTAGGAAAACAAATGCGGTACATAGGAACTATCCTGGACTTCAATGTCACTCACACTATCTTTAGTGAAGGAATGATTCCTATTTTTACTAACATTAGTCTTACGTTTAGTCGTCGTGTGGAGCCCTTCCCTAACTCTAAGGGAAAATCTAACATTGACGGTAATGGCTCTTTGCTAAACCCTGGAGATGTGTTCAACAGTTACGCTCCATGGTCTGGATTCGAGAGTTTTCGGGGAAAGGTTAACTAATGCCGTATTTTGATAGTCGTTATGCGGATGGCTTTTTTTACAGGGCTAGTGATGCTAGAAACGGTACATACCAAATAACTGTAGACAGAGTTTACCCTTCTAGAAATGTGCCTTTCAGCTATTACGTGTGGGTTGATGGAGACCGAATCGACCTTATAGCTAATAAGTACTACGGTACAGAGGATAGCTGGTGGAAAATTATGGACATTAACCCAGAAATTGCTGATGCGCTAAACATTGCTCCTGGAACTACCATAAGGATTCCAAATGCCCGTATCTAATTTGGGTAAAAATAGGCAGAGTACATTCACTAAAGTGTCTTTTCCTACAGCCCCATCAATAAGGCTACAACCTGTAAAAATTGACCTTTTAGAGGAAAGTGGAGCGCATGATGTGCTCACGATACAATTTAGCGTAGCTAACTATCTTTGGATAACCATTTTAAAAACAGGAGTTCCTGTTCAGCTAACTTTTTCACAGGGAAGTTACACTCGCGAATGGGTAGGGTACGTGTCTAATGTTACTACCCACACTATAGGTCAGCCTCAGGAAATTATGGAGGTGCATTGTATTGGTCCTACTTTTCCTTTAAAAACTCGTGAACCTAAAGTATTTACAAATACTACTATTCCTATGGCAGTTAAAGAGATTGTAGAAAAATTTGGGTTTAAATTTGTGGGCGAAGATAATGGGGTTATGTTTGACCAACTAGCTATTGCAGGGCACTCATACTGGGAGTGGATTCAAGAACAAGCTCATAAAATTGGTTATGGCGTAGTTGTTGATGGATTAACTTTTATTTTTAGACCTTTAGACAGAATTATTTACTCAGGAATTACAAGCCTTCCTACATTTGCCATGTTTGGTAGAGGTACTGGAATAAATAACATGCAAGACGATAGAACTCTTGATTGGCTACAAGTTCGTAATGGAGAGTACATCGAAAGTGGGCCTAATTCTAGAACTACTAAAAACTTAGGCGGAGTTTCTCCCATAAATGCGAGCATAGTCACCGCAGTGGCTACTCCTGATGGTGTAGGGACTCCCGTAAGAGATGTTGTAGCAGATGTTTTATTTTCTCAAGTTTCTCAAGAACATGTATCGAACTCTCAAGCTATAGGGCAAGCACTGGCTCAGGGCTCAGCTCAAAATGCACGGTTCAACTTACCTGCAAAGTTAAAAGGCCAGGGAGATCCTAGGATTAGAGTTTTTGGACCTATTGCGGTGTTAGGCACGAGCGACTTAAACGATGGAATTTGGATAGTTAAAAAAGCTCATCATCATTTTTCCAGCAACCACAACTACCAAGTGGATTTAGACATTGTTACTGATGGGTTTGGTGACGTAAGCGCTAACTATAAGCAGATAACAGAAAAGAGTATTAGCGGAGTGGTAAACTTAACTGATGCTTTAAACAACAATGGGAAAAACCCTAACTCTCTTAACTCAGGAAATAGAACACTGAAAGTAACTCAACAGGTTTTTTCTGAAAAAAACCAAGGATGGAAAAGAACCCCTGCAGTTTGGGTGTATGAGGAGATGGGATAACCGTGGAACAGATTTACGAAAAAACTATTCTGTACCCTTTTTCTTTTGACCCTCAAGGGAATGTGGCCACCACTATTGACCAAAATAAAATTTGGCAAGATAGAGTTCTTGCTGTTTTGGGGACTGGGTTTGGCGAGAGAGTCCAACGGCTAGACTTTGGCACAGATGTCTACCAAACAGATTTTCAAACTTCAGATTCTGCAATTTCTGAAGTTAAACGGATGGCTGCAATTGCCTTCCACAATTATCTACCTCTTCTCACACTAGAGTCTGTCGATGGATTTTTTGACCCCTCTAATGGAACGGTAACCATGGAAGTTTCTTACAGATTACCAAACAGAACCATAGTAACTATTGAGCTTAATACAGTAGTTATTGATGGTAATACCCCACCTAAGGAAATTTGATGGCTAATAATATCCCCGCATCCATAAACTACACTAACCGAGATTTTTATTCACTTAGAGATGACCTAATAGCTAGGGTTCAATCAAGAGTTAACTCAGAAGGAAACGTAAGATGGTCTGGCACAGACCCTAGCGATTTTGGAGTGGCGTTACTTGAGACGTTCGCTTACATAGGCGACATAACCAACTACTACATTGATAGGACTGCTAATGAAGGGTTTTTGGCTACTGCAGTTCAACGGCAAAGTGTTTTAGATTTAGCTAAGTTTTTTGACTACACTCCTTCGGGGTATAGGCAAGCAACAATACCTGTGACTATTACCAACAAAGATACCACTACTGACATCACCCTTCTCTCAGGAACTACCTTTGTCACTAGCGTGACTGTGGGAGATGTCACTAGCTCTGTTTACTTTACTTTAGACACAGACACTTCCATTACGGCCAGCTCTTCGGTAAGTGCTACTTTGTCTCACGGGTACTCTTACACAGAAGCTTTAGGTACTAGCACGGGGACTGCTAACCAAATGTTTAACTTGTCAAAAACTCCTGTAGTTTATGGCACAGTAGCAGTGACTGTAAACGACGGAAACTCTGAAGTTTACTGGTCAGAAGTTTCTCACTTGTCTGATTACGGGCCTACTTCTTCGGTCTATAACACCACGTTTGATTCTAGTGACATTGTCACAGTTACTTTAGGTGATGGAATTTCAGGAGCTATTCCTACCTCTGGTAGCGCAATTTCTGCCACGTACACTGTTGGTGGAGGGCTAGTAGGCAACCTTTCTCTGAATAGCGCGTTTACTGTGTACTCTACTCCTGCAGGAGCCAACACTCCTAATGTGACAGTCATTTCCACAGGTCAGGGAACTGGTGGAGAGGATTCAGAATCCACTGACTCTATCAGGGTTAACGTACCTTCTTCTTTACGAACTTTAAAAAGAGCAGTCTCTCTTGCTGACTATCGGGATTTAGCGTTAAGTGTAAACGGAGTTGGAAAAGCTGTAGCAAAAGCCACGCAACCTAACTCAGTGGTTCTTTACGTAGGCCCTACTGCTAGTGACACTTCGACTGACTATTACCCTGGAATGAATGCGGCAAATACTGAGGTAACGACTTCTTGGACAGCTTTACAGTCAGAAGTAACCACATACTTTACAGACAAAACTCAAATTGGAGTAAATGTCAGTGTAGTACCCCCCACCTACGTGCCTGTTTACGCAGAAGTGCAGTACAACAGCAACAGCCTTTACACTCATGACCAGATTATAGCCGCTATTAAATACCAAATTGTGGGAGGGTATGGGTACAATTACCTGGACTTCGGCACCACCATTTACCCAGAACAAATTGAAAATAACTTAATGAACTTAGCTGGGTTAACCTCTGTAAAAGTTATTAGTCTATACAGAACGGGAGGGTCAGTTGCACGAGCTAACTTAATCCCAACAAATGGTGATTACTTTGTGTTTATGGACTCTTCGACGCTAGTGTACCCTGTTGCTTCATTAAAGACTCTAGCTATCAGCTCTGGGTCGTTTAGCCCCACTTTAAAGCCTCAGGTATTTAGCTACTCAGTTAATGGAACAGCTACTTCAACTGTTACGTTTACTCCTTCGGTATATGACACTACTTGCGTTATTAAAGTTAACGGAACGGTGGTAGCTTCAGGAGCTGCTAGCTCGGCCATCTCTACCCCAAGTGCGGCTACTACGATAGTAACAATAACTGTCACTACTGCTGATGGGCTATCTTCAAACACCTACACAATGTCTATAACTAGAGCATGATAAAAGACGAATTTGGTAATAGACGATTTTACGGTATTTACCGAGGGGTTGTTGTAGACACCAATGATCCTTTAAACAAAAACCGAATAAAAGTTCAAGTTCCTCAAATACTTCTTTCTGAGGTAACTGGCTGGGCTTGGGGTATGGCTAGTTCAGGAACTGTTCGAGTAGCTCCCTCAATAGGTGATGGTGTATGGGTTCAGTTTGAAGGTGGTGACCCTTCTTACCCTATTTGGGTAGGAACATTTGAGCCGTTAAAAAAAGTTTATGGAGTACCCGTACCTGTTACTGGTGACCTTATTCCTGATGTAGATGACGCCTATTCCATTGGAAGTGCAGCAAAGCGTTGGAAAAACATCTTTTTAGGTCCTGGAACTGTTAACGTTACGGATAGCGTTTTGGGTACTAACGCAACTATTGGTGTAGCAAACGGCGTATTTTTTATCAACGGTATTGCTCAAGCACAGTTGCCTAACCTTAAAGTCACAAACCTAACTTTCAATGACAACACGACTCAAACAACCGCAGCAGTAGCCCAAGTCAACTCTGACTGGAACGCAACAAGTGGTAAAGCACAAATCCTAAATAAGCCAACTATCCCATCTGACCCAACTCCAACCGCTTATAGTCCAGTATTCTCAAGTAGCGGTGGCACATCTCAGATTGCTTTTACAGGAACACCAGCAACTGGCTCATACATGAAACAAGGTAAGTTAGTTCACTTTAGAATCAAGGTTCTCTACACAACAATGACTGCCTTTGGTGCTGGAAATGGAAATCAGTATTTTATAACGCTACCTTTTGCCCCAACAGAAAAGTATGTATTTAGAAATGCTGCGTATGAAAAGTTTTCTAATAGCGGTCATTATGAACTATCTGCTCACGCTACGGCAGGTTTAACAACAATGGCACTCTATCATTCCGCTGGTGGAGGAAACGAAGTTTTAATGAATCACTCAGCCCCAACTAGCCCATCAACGGCAGACTACTTTTACTTATCTGGGACATACGAGGCTACAACATGACAGCCATAGATTTTCCTAACTCACCGTCAGTGATTGTCACCGTTACTGAGGTTCGTTAGCCCTGTAAAACCCGCCCAAATCGGGCAAACTAGAAGAGAGATTTAGGAGAACCTATGGCTTTGTATCCCACTACCGCGTGGTCTTACCCCGATAGAGTAGACCTGGTAAACGCAGTTCAAGCTGCTGATGTAAACACCGTTTACCATGAAGTAGAAGCTATGGAGCAATACCTAGGGCTACAACCTCATGTGTACAAATCAGGAAGCTACGTTAGTGGCTACTCTGAAGTTTCCTCTTATAATTTTGGGACACTTTCGAATAGGTTAAATAACCTTGAAATTGGTTTGAGTACAGCGTATAACTCTAGAGTGAACACCGCAGGTGGCTCTACAGTGCTGTCTACTAGCACCACGGTAGGGCTTACTCACCAAACAAGTGGAACAGGTAACTTAATTAACTGGAATAACACTGGCGGTACACTTGTAACTTCTATAACTAAAGATGGCTGGATTTCTGCTATCGATGGTGGCGGGGCAGTATAGGCGATAACTCTTGGGTATCTATAACAAGTTTTCCTATAATGATGGCACGGTTTACGGAGATGCCACAAAACTTCCGTATTCTGCAGAACCATTTACCGCTACTGCGTTAGGTACCACGTACGCCACCTCTGTGATTAATGGGGTTTCGGTGTCAACTCCTGTCCCTATTGTGCAGCTAACCTGGTCCTACCCTACTGCCCCTGTTACTGCCCCAATTAAAGGGATTAGAGTAGTACGAAATCAAGAAGGCTATTCTGAAAATGAAGAAGATGGAAAAGTTATTCTTGAGCAATTTGGAACTCAAATCTCTAAGTTTACTGACAGCGACTTATCTTCACCAATAACGTACGGTAAACATGCCTATTACACTATTTGGATTTTATACGCTCAAACTACTAGTCCAGCTGCTGCTGATGTTGCTTGGAAATTAGCGGGATTTACGCAAGTTACAATCCCCAAAGACCATGGGGTTATTTCTCCTGATGGAACTCAGTTAGCTACCTCTACTGATAAACTTATGCGTTTACTCCCAAAAGTGTACACGAGCGGTACGGGGGATAGTTTAGGAGAGTTAGATGCTACTACAGATTTATACAAGTTCTTAAGTGCCGTAGCGTATACGCAAGATGAAATAACCACTAACACAGATTTACTAGTTAAGACGTTCAGTGGTCAAGAGGTCAACCCAAATTTCGTCTCTCCTTTGGCTCAACAACTGGGCCTTCCTATTTTACCTGGCTTAAACATGCTAACTCAAAAAAAGCTGATACGTCAAGCAATACGGTTTTATAAAAATAAGGGAACATTAGCTACTATTCAAGAATACACGTCAACTTTGACAGGCTATCCCACTACAACCGTAGTTAGCCCTAACATTTTACTTTCTTTACAGGATAGCTCTTTTTACAAAGGTGTTGGAAGTTGGACTGCTAGTGGAAGTGGCATAACTTTAACTTCAGATACTTCTGGAGGACCCACTGCTGAGCCTTATGCTCTAGATAACGTTTATGTGGGAAAAGCAGTTAGCACTTTAACAACGGGCTACATTGCTTTAGGAGAAACTTCTCCACTGTTTACTGCTCTTCCCGTATTTCCTAATGACAGTTTATCCATCTCTTTTTATTTAAAAGCTTCTGTAGCAAGTTCTGCTCAAGTTTCAATAGACTTTTATGGGTACAATAACGGGTTATTGCACACTTTATCTTTAGGCTCTGCTTTTTCAGTGACTACTTCTTGGGCAAGAACAACGTACAATTTTACAGTTCCTACTGTAAACGGGTCAAGTGTTCCAATTTCCCCATATCGTGCGGTAGTCAAAGTGTTTTTAAAAACAGTAGCTACTTATTACCTTGACTTAGCTCAAGTGTGGTACTCATCTGATACTCGAGGAACGTCATACCACCCTGCTAGAGGGGTAGAAATTTACTTGGCTCCTAAAAAAGTTAACTACTTAAAAAACCCTTCTTTTGCCAATACCAATTCTTGGACAGTTTCAGGGTTTACAGGAACATTAGACTTCACAAATGTTACTGATGTTCCAGGCATTGTGGATGGTAGCAACACTCTTCGCGTTCCTTCAGCAAACCCCAGTACGTTCTTAATGACAAGCGTGTCGGATGTTGTACCTAGTGGAAATTACTACACTTTTTCTTTTTATGCAAAAACTTCAACAGGCACTATGCCAACTACAATTTCGCTTTCCGTAGTTGATGCGGCTTCATCCACTGAAGTAGATTTCATGGCAGTACCCACTACTGCTACGTTTACTAGCACATGGGTGCGATATTCGACAAGAATGTACATCTCAGTTTACTCAGGAGATGTATACCTAAAGGCTTACGTGACTGGGGCATCCTCCTCTGCGACTCCTTTAGTGGACCTATACTTTGATGCTGCGCAACTTGAGCAAGGGTATACTGCCACAGACTTTTTTAGTGGGGATTACACTATCAGAGGAGCTAAGTGGACTTCCACTACTAGCAACTCAGTGTCAATTTCTTACCCAAATAAAGCTACGAAGTTAACTCAGTTAAAGGGAACTTTAACGTCGTTTTTGCCTTTGAATACTGCGTATTTAATAACCACAGGGTATGGTTCATCCACCGTACTTGAAGCTTCGGGAGTTTCCTCGTAAACTAAACACATGAATAACTTTTTTATTGTGTTAACCGCAAGTTTTTGTGTCTCTTATTTAGTAGAGCTTATTGGGCTTGTACTTTCTGTAAAGTCTAAAATTGTTGTAAAACATCTACTAATTTTTACTTTCTCCGCAGCTATCTCTTTAGTAGTTTGGTGGCCTGAAATTTACTGGCCCCTGTCCATAGGAGCAATTAGCTTCTTATCTACTACTTGGATAATCCTGCTAGACATGTTAACCTCAAAGCCCGTAAATAAATCTAACTTTACTAGGCGATAAATGAAACGATCAGAATCCACTGTCTTGCTTGTAATTTCCAAGTCAATTGATAGGTGGGGGGATTCAGCCATCTCTGTAGAAGAAATTCAAAAAGAAACAGGGTATGGTAGAACATCCGTATCTAAGGCAATTTCAATGCTATCAATTTCTGGGTACCTAGAAGTAACTAGAACTAAAAGAAATTTAGGAAGACTTTACAAAAACAAGTACCGTTTGCTAAAGTGAACATCAACAGCTTATATAGCTATATAGATTACATATGTTACATATTTGTACATTAATAAAGATAATACTTCGTATTATCTTTAGAGGGCTATCGCCCTCAGAAGGGAAAAGCATGGTCAATAATTGGGCAGAAGATGATGGGTTTATTCTTGGAGATTTTTCTTCAGAACCTAGTACTACTAAAAAAGTAAATAAACGTGACCCCAAGACACGGGATAAACGACAAAAAGAAGAATGGACACCTGCAGATGTTGCATCAGAATTTGCAGCTCGCACTTATGCCAAACTTAGGGGCTACCCAGGAGTGGTAAACACTCAAGCTCTATGGGGAGCATTAGCTACAAACCGCAAAAAATACCTAGTGACTGCAGTAATTGAACTTGAGGCAATGGAAAGGTTCTTAGGCGATGAACGAAACATTGTGGCTATTAGGAAATACCCTAAAAATGCTCACAAAATGTTTTTAAATTCCATTTCAGCACAAATGAACGATGTTGTAGTTTCTTTGGACATGGACGAACTACTTGACAAAGGCACCGTATCTGAATCAGAATATGTTTACGCCTCAGATGGCACAGAGTTTGATAACTCTATGGCTGGTAGGTTAGAGATGAAACAACACGAAGAAGAATTGAAGGGAAAATAAAATGGCGTACAACTTAGCAGAGCTTTCTACCTTAAAACGGCAATGGCTTTTGCGTAACTCAAACATCCCCCGCAGATTTCTTGGCCTGGAACCATCAGACATCGAAAAGACTGTAGGAGAGTTTTCTGGGTCTATCGACAAATGGCTAGACAAAGTTTTGGCAGGAGAGACCATTCGTCGTATTGGCGGAATTGGTACGACTGGCGTTGGACTTCTTTTTGACGGAGCTCCTGGTATCGGTAAGACTACTCACGCAGTAGTTACTGCTATGGAGCTAGTTCGTCGCTTGCCTGAAGACCCTGATGCTGCCAAGGCAATCCTTAGTATGCAAGACGATGATTACGGCATGAGCAGTCGCCCAGTGTATTACATGACCTATCCTGAGTTCCTATCCCGTAAGAAGTCCATGATTGACGCTGACCCTGAATCTAAAAGGATCATGTTTCAAGAGATGGAAGGCTTCCACGGACGTGCTTCAAATGATACGCTGAATGTTAGGGTGTTGATTTTGGATGACCTAGGAAAAGAATACAAAGGAGCAGGGTTTAATGATGCTTCTTTTGATGAAATTCTTCGTTCAAGGTACGACAGGGGATTGCCCACTATTATCACTACCAACGTTGCTAGGGAAAAGTGGGCTAACCAGTATGGTGAAGCTATGGGTAGCTTTGCTTACGAAGCGTTTAAACGAGTACGCTTAATCGCTAATGAAGATTTGAGGCAATTATGAAAGAGGCAGCAATGAGCACCACTTGGCGAACTTTACAGCTATTTTTGGGAGACGAAGGGATCTCTGAAGTATCGTTTTCATCTCAAGATAGGCGTAAACTACGGTGCACTTGTGCGCTGTTTAAAGGCGCGTCAAAATGCAAGCACACAAAATTTGTTAAGGCTAGGTTAGACGAACCTGGGGGCAACTATGTTGTCCAAATTCCTCACGACACCCCTGATGAAGAAACTGACATCGCAATGAGTGACGATGGATTGTGGCGTGAGTTCATCTTGAAATACGGAAAAGTAGAAATCATTGATTAACGGAGACATCTCTAACGAAACTTCTCCACGAATTATTGTGATGGTGGACGTAGTAGCTAACTCAGAAATTGAAGAAGAGAAAAAAATGTTTAAGACGGTTTACAAGAGGAAAATCTCTTCTTTAAATCACCTAAATCTTTCACACCTTTGGAACATCACAAATAAATATGGGCTTTCTGTAGAGCTAGCTGCTATGGAAAATGAGCATTGGGAACAGCCCGCCTTGGACAAAATTATGGATAGGTTAGACCGTAGAGGCGGAAACCCGTTTAATTATGCTGAGGTTTACCCCGATGTATTTGAGTTTATTGCGGAAATCCCTTACCGTAATAACTTGAAAGGCGTTATTGATTTAAGGGAACGTGTCATGATGTACGGTTCGTACGGAATTGAACTAAACAACTTGTAAATCCTGTAGGAGGGAAAAATGGCTAACGATAACGAGTACCGCTTAGTAAGCAAGGTAATCGCTGATAGGAACATCATTCCAGTTATTGAACGAGGAATTAAGGACGACTGGATTGTAGACGATGACCTTCGTCGCATTTGGAAGTTTGTTAGGGAGCATTATGCTAACTACCGAGAAGTACCCACAGCAGTAGCCGTAGTAGACAACTTTCCAAACTTTAAAGTACTTAATGTAGAAGACACTCTTGAGTATCTTCTCGATGTAATGGTTGCGTATAGGCGCAGGACTCTTACTCGAAATGGCATTGAGAGGATTATCGAGAGTGTAAGTGCCAATAACCACGAGCTAGCTCTTACGGAGATGAGCAAGACCGTCAGCGTGGTGAATGAGCAGGGCGTACAGGGCACAACTCACCTAGACATGACCAAAGAGACCAGCAAGTTCTTAGAGGAGTACTACAGCCGTATGAACTCCAAAATGCTAGGAGTTCCTACAGGCTTTAAAGACATTGACGAGGCTACTGCAGGACTTCAAGGAGGTCAGCTAATCACACTAATTGCTCCTCCTAAAACTGGTAAATCGCAGATTGCTTTACGTATGGCAGCCAACGTTCACGAAGCTGGGCTAGTGCCTATGTTTCAGTCTTTTGAAATGAACAACCATGAACAGTCTCAACGGTATCTTGCAATGAAGGCTCACCTAAACAGCACTCAGTTTCGTTTGGGTAGGCTAGACGATACTTCTATGGCTAGGTTCGAGCAGACCCTAGAGTCATTGTCTGATTCTCCCGCGTTTAACTTTGTAGACGCGGTAGGTGGGTTGACCATCGACAGCCTTGTAGCCAAAGCCGAACAGCTAAACCCAGACGTGATTTTTGTAGACGGGGTTTACCTAATGATGGACCAAGTTTCAGGAGACTCAAATACTCCTCAAGCTTTGACTAACATTACCCGTGGGCTAAAGCGGGTCGCTCAACGTATGAACATCCCTGTTGTAATCACCACTCAGACTCTTCTTTGGAAGATGAAAGGCGGAAAGGTAGATGCAGGGTCTATTGGTTACTCGTCTTCCTTCTTTCAAGATTCCGATGTTATTATCGGTCTTGAGCCAATCGAAGGAGAAGACTACTTGCGTACTTTAAAAGTTGTACAGGCACGTAACTGTGGGCCTCGCGAAACCTCTATTACCTGGAACTGGAAAACTGGGTGTTTTCACGATGAAGAAAGTTCAGCAACATGCAAGTTTTGCTCAACTTCGGTGTACGGTGTCTCTGTTTATTGATGTTGAAGCGGTACTAACCGCTTTAGGCATTTCATACGAAGAAGTTAGTGCAGAGTATCGAGGGTTCTGCCCAATGCACGAAGTACGCACTGGAAAGCAAGACCATAACCCTTCTTGGTTTATCAACCAAGATACTGGTCAGCATATTTGCTTTTCTTGTGGCTACAAGGGAAACCTTGCTCAACTAGTCTGTGACGTAAATGAGTTTTACGCAGTAACCTACGGTAAAGTCACGGGCTACGATTACGCTGCCGCAGAGGCTTGGATTTCTCAAGTCGCAGAAGTTTCGGTTGAAAAGCTCATGGAGCTGTTTAAGGCTTTACCGAACTATGTTCATGCTGCCGCTAAGCCCTTGGAGATGTCAGAAGCTCGTCTTGCAGTTTTTGTTGAGCCTCCCGAAGAAGCTCTTCTTAGTAGAGGCATCACTCCAGCCTCTGCTAAGAAGTATGGGGTTCTTTGGGATGCTCAGCGCAAGACTTGGATTTTGCCACTTCGTGACCCACATTTTGGTAGACTGATGGGCTGGCAAGAAAAAGGAACTCTTGCTCGTACCTTTTTTAATCGACCTGCAGGGCTACAAAGGTCCAAGACGTTATTTGGAATTGAGAATCAAAATGAAAACCTGGCCATTATTGTTGAGTCTCCTCTTGATTGTCTTCGTATTGACAGTGCTGGCTACAGCGGCACACTAGCCTTATGCGGAACAACCCTATCTGAAGATCAAATAAAGCTATTGCGTTATTCTGACAAAGTTATCTGTGCAATGGATAACCCTCGCCTTGATAAGGCTGGGTTTAAGGCGGCAGGAGAAATGCTAAAGCTTACACGTAAATACGGTTTAAACCTATTCTTTTTCAACTATGGTAGTAGTAATGTAAAAGACCCTGGCGATATGACTGATGAAGAAATCCGTTGGGGCGTTGAAAACGCTAAAACAGCCCTACTCGGAGAATCTGCCTATGTTCAAAGGGATACTAAAACCTTACCAAGTTGACGCGGTTGAAAAAATGGTTGCTCAAAAAACCATTTTAGTAGCCTATGAAATGGGCTTGGGAAAAACTCCTATGACCATAGCAGCTATTGAAGAGTTAAACCCTCAAAAAACCTTAGTCCTTTGCTTAGCCAGTTTGAAGTACCAATGGCAAAAAGAGATTGCAAAGTTTAGTGACTCCACTGCACTGGTAATTGATGGAACGGTAAAAAAGAGACACGAGCAGTATGCGACTGCCGATAACTTTGACTACATCATTATGAACTATGAACAAGTTATCAGTGATTTTGAACTTATAGCTAACTTTAAGTTTGATGCCATAGTGTGTGACGAAGCTACCGCCATAAAAGGGTTTAAAGCAAAAAGAGCCAAGCGGGTAAAAGAGCTCGCTAAACAAATTCCTATACGATTTGCGTTAACAGGAACGCCTATTGAAAATGGGCGCCCTGAAGAAATTTATTCAATAATGCAGTTTGTAGACCCTAAAGTGTTAGGTCGATTCGACATTTTTGACAAAACGTTTATTGTTAGAAACCATTTTGGGGGAGTACAGCGCTACTCAAACTTGCCTACACTTCATTCCACTATGATGAAGCACTCTGTTAGAAAGTCTCAACAAGATGAAGATGTAAAACCCTATCTTCCAGAAGCAGTGTACCGAGAACCCATCTTGGTAAAATTAGACAAAGCTACTCAAAGTCTGTACACCCACATTGCAAAAGATCTTCACAATGTGCTCATAGAAGCCAAAGAAACTTTTGGAAGTAACTTTAACTTGTCTGCTCATTATGGCCAAGCGTACAACGCTAACGACCCCGCTAACCAGCTCAGAGGCGAAGTTATGTCTAGAATTGGGGCCCTAAGAATGCTGTGCTCTAGCCCTAATGTTTTAGCTCAAAGTTATGATAACTTTAAAAATGAAACAGGTAAAGGAAGTGCGTATGTGTTTTCTTTGGGGGACTTATTGCATGGAGTTTCTAAAACCCCTAAACTTGATGCTGCGATAAGCTACTTAGAAGACCATTTAGAGATTGATAACAGCTACAAGGCTGTAGTTTTTACTTCGTACCTGGATAGCGTAGACGAGCTAGTGTCTAGGCTAAACGCTAAAGGGTATGGTGCCGTTGCCTACACAGGAGAAATGAATGCCGTTAAAAAAGAAGACGCTAAAGTTAAATTTCAAACTCGTTCGCATATTCGTGTTCTGGTCAGCTCTGATGCTGGTGGCTACGGGGTTGATTTACCTCAGGCAAATCTTTTACTTAATTACGACCAGCCGTGGTCCTCGGGGCTTGCTGTCCAAAGAAACGGAAGAATAAATAGAACATCAAGTACTTGGTTAACAATCACCATTCAAGACATCTTAGTAAAAGACTCTATTGAACAAAGACAATGGGATATGTTAAAGCAAAAAGGAAACATCGCAGAAGCGATACTTGATGGAACTGGAATTAATTCTCGAGGTGGAGTAGATTTAACTGTAGGAAGTTTGTTAGAATTTTTAACACAGAAACTAATTGGAGGATAACTATGGCATTAAAAACCCCTGAAGAAGGACGCAGCTTTTTAAACCCTGATGATTTTAACTCACAAGTTCGCGAGTACATTCGGGCTAAGAAGTCCATTGACATGCTAGACGGAATTACCAAAAAACTTCGTGAGACCTTGTTTTCTCAGATTGACTTGCAAGGAGAAGAAGACCTAAACGGAAACGTAGTTCTTTCTCTTGGAGCTGACATCGAGGGGTTTGTAGGCATTGAAAAACAACGGCGTGTATCTCGAAAGCTTAACGAGCCACTTGCTGAAACCATTATCAATGCAAAAGGTATTGGGGCCGCTATCTATGAAACTAAGCAAGTAATTAACGAAGAAGCATTGATGGCTGCGTATTACAACGGAGACATCACAGAGGAAGAACTAGACAGCATGTTTCCTGCAAATGTTACTTGGGCTTTGAGGACACTGAAGAAGTAACATGCCAGGGCTACGTAGCGATGAAGACATCCTTAAAGCTTTCGATGGGCTAGACTTTGTGCCAGGCTCTAAGAAAAAACGACGTGAAGATAATCCTATTGCAGAAAAAAAACGTAAGCAATATTTAGGAGAATCTAATGGGTGGGATGCCTCACCTAAAATGCGTTTCTTTTTAGGAAAAAACATTGAAACTTTTACTATTGGAGCTTTAGCTCAAGCCCTAGAAAAAGAAATAGTCACTATTCGGTTATGGGAAAAAAACGGGTACATTCCTAACTGCCCATACCGCTTGCGCTCGAAGAGTTTAAATGGTAAAAAGGTAAGTGGGAATCGTGTTTACACACGTCCTCTTATCGAAACTACAATAAAAGAATTCTCACGACGTGGACTTTTGGGTTCGTCTCGTGTAGAATGGAATAAACACGAAGACCTAACACTAGAGCTACTTGCTAAGTGGGAAGAAATCGTGAAAACTGAGAGTCAATCGACCTCCGAATAACTGGACGAAAGTCCCAACGCAGAAAGAACCATAAACATCATGGCAATTAACCCTCCTATTATGGATGCTAACGCTTACCTTCTTGAAGAAGATGAGCCAACCGCAACACCCCAGCACGGTACCACTGTTCAGGCAGGTGGCTGGGCCGCAGCAAGTGCTTTCTTGAAAAAGAAGTCCTCAACTTCAGATAGTAAGTACGCTTCATTTATGAAATTCTCGGAGCAAGGCACCCTTGTTCGTTTTCTCGATGATGAACCTTTCAAGGTTTACGAGGAGCACTGGGTTGACCGCACCGAGGGCCGTCGTTCATTTGTATGTCTAGGTGACAACTGCCCACTCTGTATCATCGCAGGGGATCACCCTCGCGCTAAATTCGCCTTCAATGTTATGGTATTGAATGAGGAAGAGCCAACCGTTCAGGTTATGATTGCTGTTCCCACTCTTGCCAAGCTTCTACAGGCTGCACATGAAGACCCTAAGAAGGGTCCTCTTACTCGTTATTACTGGGAAATCAAACGCCTCGGTATGGGACGCGACACTCAGTACACCCTTGAGCGTGTACGTGCCACTGACCTTGCTGAAGAGTTTGAACTTGATCCAGATGACGTTGCGGCAGTAGTTGCGACAGCTGTGCGGTACGACAGTTCAGTAATCTCATCAACGCCTCGTGAGGAACTGCTAACTATCGCTCGGGGACTAGTCTCTTAGTCCTTTCCCCCCAGAAACGGGGAACCAAGGTTTTCCCTCCCTTCACCTTGGTTCCCCGTTCATTTACTTTTGAGGCGTAAAATGAACATAATCACTACCACGGAACAGCTCCAAGAGTTTGTAGATTTTTATAAGTCCGTTGATGCCTTTGCATTTGACGTAGAGACCATCGGTGAAAACCGTCTGTACCCAATCATCAATGATGTTTGCTGGATTTCTTTTGCTACTGAAGGTCGAGTAGATGTTATCCCGATGGGACATCCTAATGGAGAGTTCACTGAGTGGAAAAAGCCACTACTATTAGCAGGACAGCGTCGTTTTGCTGAGGGTAAAGAGCTTACCGATGTACATTACTCTAAAGACCAAAAAAAATGGGAGCCTCATTTTGATGAGCCACCTGTACAGCTAACCCCACGTCAAGTATTCGATGGGATTAAGCCTTTAATGTTTGGTCCGCAACTTAAGGTTGCTCATAATGCTAAGTTCGACTTAAAATCAATTGCTAAGTACTACGGAGGTAACATTCCTAGTAAGCCTCATTTTGATACCTTAATGGCTGCGATGATTACCAACAACCTCAATAAAAATAGTCTTGGACTAAAAGCTTGTGTAGCGCGAGAGTTAAACGTTGAGATGGAAAAGGGTATCGGAGAGAACGTAGCCCTTCACTCTTTCCCTGACGTGGCTAACTACTCAGGTATTGACTCCGAACTTACTTGGCGTTTGTACAAGGTTTTGGCAAACAAGATTACTGGTAACTTGCGTAAAGTCTGGAAGCTAGAAATGGATGTGTTAGGAGCTCTTGCTGACATGGAACTTGCTGGGGCATACATTGACCAAGAACAGCTAGACATGCTGGCAGAACAAATTGGCAACGACAAAGAAGCGGCAAAAGCAAGGGCGTTTAAGATTGCAGGAGAACCATTTGCGATTAACTCTGTTCCTGTTCGGCAACGGTTGCTGTATGGTCCTGGCCCAAATGGTGAAGCTCCAAGGCTTCCTATGCAACCTAAGTTCGGCAACACGCTAACAGACAAAGGGCGCGATGTATACAGGAGTAAGCAGCCTTTGACTTATGCTCACTTTTCTGTTGCTTCAGATGCCCTAGACTTTTATAGGGGTAAAGATACTCTAGTAGATGCTCTGTTGGAATACGCTGACTTGAATAAGCTTATGACTACGTATGTAACCCCTTACAAAGGTGGCATGGTTGAACGTGAAACCAATGGCAAGAAGACTGTTACTGAGAAAAGGTCACTGCTTATCAATGGGCGTGTACACACTAACTTTAAATCTCATGGAGCAGAAACTGGTCGCTTAAGTTCATCAGAACCTAACCTACAAAATATCCCTAGTTCTGGTGACTACGGAAAACTTATCCGTAATCTTTTTGTTGCTCCTCCAGGACACAAGCTAGTAGTTGCTGACTACTCTCAGATTGAGCCTAGGATTATTGCCTCATTCTCTGGAGACCCTAGGTTAGTAGACAACTACCTCTCTGGAGGAGACATCTACACTACTATCGGTAATACTATGGGAGTTGATCGCAAGGCGGGCAAAGTTCTAGTATTGGCAATCTCCTACGGAGTTGGTCCTGATAAAATCGCTACCTCTATCGGATGTACCGTTAAAGAGGCTAAAGAGCTTCTTCTTCGTTTTGAACGAGAGTTTACTTCTATCTCGAAGTACAAGAATAGCGTTATTAGGTTAGCCCGTAATAAAGACCCTCTACCTTACGTAGAAACACTGTTTGGTCGTAGGCGGTACATCCCTGATCTTTTGGTTAGGGATAACGTGGGGTTGCTTGCACGGGCAGAACGTCAAGCTTTTAACACCATGATTCAAGGGTCTGCGGCAGATGTAATGAAAGTCGCTTTAGTCCGCGCTCATTCCTGCTTTGTAGATGAGCCAGATATTAATGTAGTATTGACAGTGCACGATGAATTGGTAACCATTTGTCCAAATAATCGTGCAGAAGAAGTTGTAGAAGCTATTCGTCAGTCTATGGAAGGAGTATCTTTGCCACAAATTACTGTTCCTCTAAAAGCAGAGATTTATGTTGTAGATAAATGGGGTGAAGCTAAGTAGTGTTTGGTAAGAAAAACAAACGAACAAAGTTCACTATGGCAGACATGTCTGCTCGTACTCGAGCGTTTATTCTAGACTCTCAAGTTCAGCATGGTCATGAGATTAGCGTCTTACTAGGATGCTCTGCAATTAGTGATGAAGGAGCAGACCACGAAGAGCAAGAAAGCGATAAGCGTGTAGACAGGATAGCTTACATGATTCCTGTTATGTATGCCTATGCTAAAACCCTTGCTGATGGAACTTCGGGGTTTCAGCAATTTCAACTTCCTGAAGAGTTTAAGTCTCTTCCAGAAGAACTCTGGCTACATAACAAAAAGTTTTTAGAAGAGTACGCATTTTCCGTGTTAGTCGGGGCAATGAGCCAAATAGTTGACATGGGATTTCTATTAGTTCCGAAGGATAAAAAATGAACAATGCAGATTGGTGGGCTAATAAACTGGCCCCAACTACCCCTCAACAACCCGTTTCAGTACGGTCACCTAATCAGCTCCCTATGCCATCAACGCAGCAGCCAATGCCTCCGATGCCTTCCTTTCAACCAAGTGCGCAGCCCTCGGAGAAAGCGCAATCTGCTCGTCAGACTGCTCCATGTCCTGACTGCGGGTCGAACAACTTTATGTCTGTTCAAAATGCAGCACCACGTTGCTTTGATTGCGGGTACCCCCTCGAACAACAAGGTAGTCGCTATGGCGCACTTGCTGGGGCACAAGTTGAAGGTACGACGAAACAAGCCTTAGGTAACAACACAACTAACAACTATAATCCTCAAGGGATTATCGGAACGATAAACGGGTAATTATGGATGGCTTTCAAAAAGATTTAAAACGTCATTACGAAGTAGGTTTTAATGACGGTATTTACCATGCTACTGATTTTCTCAAAGCAGTGGCTAATGACTTGACCAACGTGTCAGGAGGAGAAAGTATCGGAGACGCAACCTTTCTTTTAGAAATTTCAGATGTACTTTTAGAAGATTTAAAGAAGGAGCACACAGATGATTAACGTTGAAGCTAAAAAGATTATGGCTCAGATTAATAAGAAGCTTGGTCATGATGCCGTGGTCATTGGTAAAGACATCCGCTCTGATTTACTTTCACGAGTTCCCACAGGGTCTACTACTTTTGATTACATTTTAGGAGGAGGGTTTCCTGCTAATCAATGGAACGAGCTTATTGGAGAACCCTCTCATGGTAAAACCGCTATTGCTCTAAAGACTATTGCTGCAAATCAAGCGTTAAACCCAGAGTTCACGACTGTATGGGTAGCTGCCGAGCAATGGGTTCCAGAATACGCGCAGATGTGTGGGGTAGATGAAAGCCGCGTAATTGTTGTAGAAACTAACATTATGGAAGAAGCTTACGACGCAGTAATTGCTTTTGCAGAATCTCGGTCTGTGGATGCGATTGTTATTGACTCTCTTCCCGCATTGATCCCAGGTCCCGAAGACCAAAAAAACATGGATGAAATGACTGTTGGACGAGGTGCTTTAATCACTAATAAGTTTTTCCGCAAAGCAGGTGCTGCCATTAAACGTAGTCTTACTGAAAGTGAACGTCCTATTTTAGGAATTATCATTAACCAGTGGCGTATGAAAATCGGGGTCATGCATGGCGACCCTCGTACTACTCCAGGTGGAGTAGGCAAAGACTACGCGTATTTCACTCGCACAGAAGTTCGTAGGAAAGACTGGATTAAGTCAGGTTCAGGAGAAAATGAGGTTCGTGTAGGTCAACAAATCATTATGAAGACTGTAAAGAACAAGACTGCTCCTCCGTATCAAGTAGCTTCAGTAGACTTTTACTTTAAAGACCACGGGATCTACTCTCCAGGAGATTTTGACACTGCAAAAGAAGTTGTAGCACTCTCTATCATTCAGCAAATTGTGGACCGTAAAGGTGGTTGGATTTACCACAAGGACCGTAAGTGGCAAGGTGCAGAAGCGTTTGCTAATTCGGTACGTGAAGAGGTAGACTTGTTTGAGGAGCTTCGGAACGAAGTTCTATCTTCAAAAGTTCTTTTCTCAGAAGGGGAGACGAATGAGCAAAACCAAGGAGTGGCTAATGAGCACGATTGAGCAGGACTACGAAAAGTTTGTAGAAGAAGAAAAAAACGTACTTCGTAAAGAAGGAGCTGAAGAAATGCGCATTGAAATTACGCGAGAGCTTAAGAACCAAATGCACAAAGCAGTAACCTCCCAAGAAAAGTTTGGCTTGCAAGTAGCCCTAGTGGTAGTAACACAGGCAAGTATCTAATGAAGTCCGAAGGCCTAAAGCAGTCCCAGAAGCATGAACGTCGTATTGCCAAAGCAATTGGAGGGCAAGTAAACGCTGCTTCTGGGGCCTTTTGGTCTCGAAAAGGGGATGTTCGTAGTACCGATCTTTTGGTAGAGCATAAATGGACTGGAAAAAAATCAAAGACTATCCAGTCTGAAGAGTTAAAAAAAATAACCAACGAAGCTATCCTGGATGGCCGCACACCCGTATTTGGTATCCATCTTGATGGAGAAGACTATGTAATAATGCTTGAAACAGACCTATTAGAAATTTTAGAAAAATTAAAAATGATTAATTAAAACTATGTTTATTGTTTTTTACATAGTTTTTAAGTTATACTTGTTTTATGGAAACTCATGTGTGCATTACCTGTAAAGAAGAAAAGCCTTTTACAGAAGAATTTTTTAGACCTTTTTGTAAATCCGAAATAGCTGCAGGTCGTAAAGGAAAGCTTTTTCCCAAATGTAGGAAATGCGTCACTAAAGCTCACACTCAATGGGGTAAAGCCAATAACCTTCATGTTAACGATTACACCCGAAAACTTAGGTATAAAACAGCCGATTTTATAGATTCTTTTAAAGATGTTCCGTGCAAAGATTGTGGAATAAAATATCCTCCATATGTTATGGAATTTGACCACCTTCCTGGAACTGAAAAAAAGTTTGAAATTGCAAAACTTGCAAATAGACGTGCTGCAAAACAAGCTATTTTAGATGAAATAGCTAAGTGCGAAGTGGTGTGTAGTAACTGTCACCGACAACGTACTTTTTCTAGAGGATTGCCTTATGGAAGATACTCGGGTAATAACTCATAGTTTGCTTGAAGTTACTTTTTACTATAGACTTTTACTATAAGGGGACTTCTTAGAATTACGAGACAAACTTGATAGAACACTTTCAGAATAGCGATTTCAGTTGGCACCATTTAGCGGAATGTGACGGTATAGATGACCCCGATATATTTTATCCTCCGAGGGATAAAGCAGTTTATAAAGAAATTGCAACAAAAGCTAAAAGCTATTGTTTCGGAGATGGTAATACTTTACCTTGCCCTGTACGCACGAGTTGTCTTTGGGAAGCCGTCAGAACCGATGAGCAACACGGAATCTGGGGGGGACTCTCCCACAGAGAACGGAACGCTTTGGTAAGAAAATGGAACAAAAAGTTTCGTAATAAAATGTCTTTAAAAGACTACATATTCAGTTTAGAAAAGGGACCCCAAAATGAATCAAAATCTAAAAAAGTTCTTTGATGCAAAAGCAAAGCCCACACGCCTTCTTGGAGACGTCGAACGATTTCTTCTTGCACGTCCAGTAGGAGACCGTAGCACTACTGTTCTGCACCCTTCAGAAATTATTAAGAGGGACTGGTGTAAACGAGCTTCGTACTTCTTGCTCAATGGGTCTACTAAAGTCGCAGAAAAACCACCCTTACGTCTGCAGTCTATCTTTGACGAAGGACATTACATTCACGCTAAGTGGCAGAAGTACTTCCAAGAAATGGGAGTACTTCATGGAAAATTCAAGTGTTTAGCTTGTGACAGCACTACCTGGGGTACAAGCCCGCAAGAATGTGAAAGCTGTTTTGCACCATCTACTAAGCTTGTTTACGACGAGGTTACCTTATTAGATAATCCCTTGCGTATTGCAGGTCACACGGATGGTTGGATTAAAGGTATTGGAGTCGATACTCTTATTGAAATCAAGAGCGTAGGTCCAGGAACTATTAGGTCAGAAGCTCCGCAGTTGATGCAAGAAGCTAATGGCGACTTTATGGCAGCCTGGAAACTTATCAAGACTCCTTTCGGGCCACACGTTCTTCAGGGGCAAGTCTACCTCGAGCTTATGAAGCGCATGGGGCATGATGTAAACGAGATTACCTTTATTTACGAACTAAAAGCTGATCAATCGATGAGGGAGTTCCCCTCTATTCAAGCAGACTACGAACTTGTTTCCCATGTTTTTGAGGGAGCCCAAAAGGTCGTAGATGCAATCGCAGAAGGGGTTGCCCCCAAATGTAGCAATACTCCTGGAGGAGTTTGCAAGCAGTGCGCCCCTTATAAGGAGGACTAATGAGCGCCATAGACCGTTTTACAGCTTGGGGATTAACCTTCCCTAAACCCGAATCCGCTCAAGTAAGTTTGCCTTCAGACATTACCTCTATAAGTTCTGAAGATTTAGGTGAATTGTTTACTAGGCTAACCTCTTGGACTGATTACATTAACTCTCAGTTGACCATGGCTCAGCTAGAAGAACGTTCCGCTCTAAAGAAAAAAGACTTCTTAGAGAACACCATGTTAATACGTCGCATGGGTTCTCAAGTAAAGGGTGAACGAGTAACCACAGTAAAGGCAGAAATTGCTGTACACCAAGATGTTGTAGACCTCGATACTGATTATGAGGAAAAGTACGCTTACCGTAAGTTGGTAGAGATGTTGCTGACTAACCATGAGCGTGACCTATCTCTTGTTAGCCGTGAGATTACCCGTAGGTCTAATGACCAGAAATTTAATAGATAAATGCTTATTGGGTTAATAGGCCATGCTCGTAGTGGGAAAGATACCATAGCTAATTTTTTAGTAGAAGATTACGACTTTCTAAAAGTAGCCTTTGCAGATCCTATGCGTGAAGCGCTAATGCGTCTTAACCCAGTTATACGCCTTGATGATGGTCTAATGGTTAACCTTTCACAAGCTTTAAAGATGATGGAATGGGACATGCTTAAATCGCGTAGTCCTGATATACGAGGTCTTATGCAACGTTTCGGTACTGAGGTTGGTAGGGAAATGTTCGGAGAAAATTTTTGGGTAGAACAAGCAATGAAATATCCTTCAACTACTGAGGATGTAGTATTCTCTGATGTTCGATACCCGAATGAAGCTGAAGCAATAACATCTAAGGGTGGAATTTTAATTAGGATAACCAAACCAAACGTTGGCCCAGTTAACTCTCACCTCTCCGATAACGCCCTAATCGATTATCCTGTAAATTTTACAATCAATAACAGCGGTACTTTGGCAGAACTGTCTGCAAAAGTAAACATCTTAACTGCATCACTAAGGAGTTGGACATGGGATGGATTTATCAACTAACCCCTAAGGAAGAAGCTTTAGCAGCAAGGGTTGGATGGGAACGCCAGCTACCCATGTTAGGCCAACCTGAACGTAATCGTAACTATAGCGAAGGGGACATCTGGGAAGCTTGGCAGCACATGATTTGCGCAGCTTCTGAAATTGCTGCAGCACGTATGCTAGGAATGGATGACTTTGAGCCTCACGTCAACACCTATAAGAGCAAGTTAGACATTCCAGGGTATGAAGTAAGGTACTCCTTTACTAGCGCTATTTCAGGGTACCCTAAACATTCTTTAAGGTTTAAAGATGGAGTGGATAGTCCCGATGAAATTTACATTTTAATTGTCGGAGGACCAGAGCAAAAAACTAGACGATCAGCCAATGAGGGGTACAAAGCTCCCGCATTTCGAGCTGTAGGGTGGATGTATGGGCATGAGTGCGTTTCCATCACTCACATGATGCCTTATGGAAAAAACAACTATGCTGTGCCTATTGCAGACTTGCATGACATGGCAGACTTACCAGTTAGGCAATATGTCTGAAAAAGTATTTTACAATGGGCTTACTAAAGGCACCCCAGTAGCCATTGGTATAGACCAGTCCTTGACGGGATTTGCGGTATCAGTAATAGAGCTGCTTAATCCTAGCTCGCATGAAACTTGGGTGTATTCTTCCCCATATAAAGGTGTGCAAAGATTGGCAGACATTTCTGGATGGCTAACATCAAAACTGCACATTTTAAAAGACGCATCAAATGACATTTTTGACATTGCTATGGAAGGTACTGTGCTACACAGTAACTCTGCGTCTGTACTAGGAGAGTTAGCAGGAGTTGTAAAGCTTACTTTATTTAACGAGTTTAAAGACTCCCCCAACCCTGCTTTAAAAGCCCCTTTACAAGTTCCTCCTATGACCTTAAAAAAATTCGTATGTGGTAAAGGCACTGCTACAAAAGACTTAATGTTGCTACATGTATACAAGAAATACGGAGTAGAGTTTAGCGATAACAATGCTACAGATGCTTATGGCCTAGCTAGGATTGCTGCAGAAGTAGCCATAGATGCTGATGAAAAAGCTACTTTGAAGAAACTTACTGACTTAAAGTTTAGAGACTTTATAGCTGACTAACCTTGTATCCTTAGTAGTTGAGGATGGCTACTACTTACAGCACTACTAAGGACTACAAATTGACTGAACAACATCCTGCACCTTCTACCGAAGAACCATTCTTACGTGTAGGCGGAGGTTCAAACCCCCAATCCGTAGCATCTGCAATTGCTCATGCAATTTATGATAGCCGTCAGGTTAAGCTTAGGGCCGTAGGCGCTAGTGCTGTAAACCAAGCGGTGAAAGCAATCGCCATTGCACGTGGTTATGTCGCTCCACGAGGTCTAGACCTAACTTGTAAACCAGGTTTCACAACTATTCAAAGTCATGATGGCGATATTTCAGCAATGATTTTTGCCATTACAGCGCAGTAAAAAAGCCTTACTATTGAATAGAAAAAGGAGTTTTTATGGCTACAACATTTAGCACAGGCCACGGCATGCGTCGTCGTTCTGGCATCCCCTCATCTTACACAGAAGCAGCAGGTAATTCTATGGCACGTTCACACAAGACTTCAGACGAACATTACTCAGATGCATCTAACGCCATGAGTGTTCGTGTACCTATTGGTCCAGCTGTTCCAGCCCCAGCATTGCAGGGAACATTAATCCCTCGTAAGAACACTCAAGCTGCTGACCCTACCAACCCTGGTAGCAAGGCTAACCGACAGAACATCGAGCGTGTTGGTGCAACATACCGAATTCAGCCTAAAACTGGATACGCTGTAGTTGACCCTACTGTAGGGCCTACTATGATGAACGCTAGGATTATGCCTTCAATTCCAGGTAGTGTAAACAACTTCTTTCAGGAATCTCAGACAGCAGCGCAGTAGTTGTGTCTGCAAATCCTAACATTTCTAGATATTTAGTTGGGGCGCAGCCTCACGAAGTAGTGCACTCTACTGTAGGAACTCCTCTGCACCCTTATGAAGGTGAAGCAAGTCAACTGAGCTATCAGAACGCAAACCGTCAAAGCACTAGTTTCGTATTTGGTACTAACCAACTTCACCCTCATAAAGTCTTATCTCACGGAATAGGCACTAGTACGTCTAGTTTTGGTGAACGTCAATCCAGTATGGGAGATAACCCATTCCATCCTGTTAGTTCTTCACTAGGAATGACTAGGAATCCATTGCATCCTACAGGAGAAGACGAGTAACTATGTCTAGTGGTGGTGCTCAAAACTTTAGCCCTAATCAAAACTGGCAATCGCTAGGTGGAAATGGGTTTTACGGGTATAACAACCAAGGTGGCCAAGGCGTACCTGTTGCCCGAGGTGAGCTAGACGCTATTCGTATCGGTACAGGTAGAGTTCCTTCTGCGGAATATCCCGATGGTTACCTAGGCACGATTCGGTCACGTAGAGATGACCGCTTATTGGATAGCATTAAGTCTCGTATTGGTCAAAAATCGTATCAAAGAGGTGTCCACAAAGGAGAGCGCATTGAGCCTTCAATGTACTTTTGGACACAAGACTTTAACGCAGACATGGGTATCAAGCGTCAAATGAAAGCTAAGCAAGTAAACATTAATGGCGTATTTGTTTGGCAAGTACCTAAAGTGGGACAAAATCTTAGGCTTATCCCAGCGCCACACTTGGTTAATGATGGTAAAGCTAACACCACAGGAAACGCTACTACTATCAACGTACAACGTGCAAACGCCCTAAACTACTTGAAGCCAGTGTACCGTTAATGACTGACGGAAGATACGACTACACAAAGCCTTGGGTGACAGGCACTCCTTCTGATGACACTTACACAGAAGCACAGCCTAAATGGACGTATACTGGTCCTTGGGCCTCTAACATGGAACGACTAACCCAGCAAGCTTTAATGGCCGCAACTATGCCTAGAGTTCAGCTGCAGATGTTAGTTAGACCGACATTGCCTCAAATCAGGTTATTTCCTGATAGGTTCGGGTTTGGCGTAAGAACTCAACCAGAAATTGAAGATGTGGTTAGTATAGACCGTGTTTACACGGAACCACGTATTTCATGGTATTCAGGAAGTCCTGCGGGGTTCTCAGGCGCAGATAGAAATAGTTTGGAAGGTATCTAATGGCCGCAAGAAATAGTGAGTTCGGTAAAGGCTCAGGTACACCAAGCTCGAGAATTGGTGCTAAAGACTTAAGCACGGAGGAGTTTAATGCCCTCCCTTATGATGACCAAATGCGCCACATCACTGCAATTAGCGGGATGGGTACTCCCGAACCTTCCGCTGAATCAGGCGCTTCAAAAGGTACTCGACTTCCAAAAGCACCTGCTCTTAAGACAGACATCAACGAGGTTTACGCGGCAGCCCCTCGAACCCGTGCTCAGCGAACAGCTGAAGCTTCCTCAGCTAGTTCAGGCACTACTCCTGCTCAAGCAGCTAAAGACCAAAAAGCTAAACTTAGAGACGCACAGCAAACTGAACGTCAAGCCATTAAATCTAAAATTAACGCAAGAAGAACTTCCGTTACCCCTAACCCAGATGCTGAAGCAGAGGGTGAAGCTCCTAAGATTGGTACGTCAGAAGCTCTTAGCCGATTAATTGACATTCATAACCAAATTGACGCTCACTACAAAAGCATCCCAGAAAAAGTGGCTAGTGAAATAGCCTACCATCAAGGTGAAGCTGCTAAGTTTGGAGGGGAACCTCATGCGAAACATGTAGAGGACTTAAAGCAAGCCCTTGAGCAGCATAACGCAGGCATAAAAGCTACTAAGACAGGCACTTCCCCTTCTTTACTGGCTAATAACCTAGTAGAAGCTCGAGCACTGTTAAACACCGCAAGTGGAGAGCAGAACAACCGAAATACCTCTATTTCAGTTGACCACATTAAACGAGCTGCCTTTAAACTAAAGGACGAGTTATCCCGTATGGGGAATACCCGTTTGGGGCGTTTAGGAGTTCTTCCTCAGGGATCCCAAAGAGCAGACATTGACTCTATTGCTTCAGGGGTAAAAGGCGTTCAGAGTAAAGCAGTTCGTTATGACACGTATGTTGATGACCACCCACTTTACGGCCCTTCAAAACCAGGGCATGTTTGGGTAGGAAATCCAAATGCTATAGCAGGAAGTCCCTCAGGTATTCGCCAAGTTCCTCTTACAGAAACTGCTCACACCGACTTTTTAGCCAAAAATCCTGGGGTTACTAAAGCTAGTACTAGTTACATGAACATTGTAGACGCTCAAAGAAACGCTAAACAAAGTTCTGAATCATCGGTATACCGAGGCTCAAGCACTGGCGCATCGGGTGTTTCTAAAGAAGCTGTATCTACTGAAGCTAAACTTCCTAAATCTGAAACAGACACAGATGAAGAAGGCAATCCAACGGCTAACGCCCCAGATAGGCTAATAAAAAAAGAAGACATGGTAGATGCAAGCGGAGCTCCTGTTTACAAAAAAGTAAATGGTGTTTTGTTTAAAATTGCTGGAGCAAAAGCTGTAGAAGGACAAAAGCTTGCCTCAACAAGAAATCCTAAACCCAAGAAGTCTTGGAGAGACACTAGAATTACTCCTGCTGAGGTAACCACGGCTACTGTCCCAGAGCTTGGGGCTATGTCCCGAGAACACAGGACTAACTATTTCAAGATGAACGCTGACGAACGTGCTCAATTTGTGAAATTAACTCCAGAAGATAAAGATACCTTTATCAGTAACAGAGCTAAGGCAAGGGGTTAACCCAAATGTTTGATGGAGATGGGTCAGAAACCCTTGAGCTACAGGCATACAAGCTAGTTGAAAATGCTTTAAATAAGAAAACTAGTAGGTTATGCCCACAATGTGGGATCATCATGAACCCCGTAGAGTACATGTACAGTGTGCTGGGACTTTGCCCACCATGCGATAACTTGCGTAAGTCCCGAAGAGTTAAAGGAAAAATGGCATAATGGCTGCTAATAATAGTGCGTTCAACAGTGGTGCAGGAAGAAGCCCTTTCAAAGGTAAAGTTGGCGACGCTAACCTCTCTGCAGAAGACTTTAATAACCTTTCTCCAGAAGACCAAAAACGTCATGTTAACATACTCTCAGGAGCAGCTAAAGCCTCCCCTGAGAATGACGCATCTGAAGCAGACATTGCTGGTGCTCAAGAGTTCTTAAAAGGAAAAGGTTACCAAGGAAAAGTAAGAGTTAGAACTCTTCCTGGAGGACAAGTAAGTGCTAAAGGAAAACGCCCCGCTACTGTAGCCAGTGTAAAGGGACAAATTAAACGTGCAGTGGATACTGCTGCGGGACTTCCTACTATCCCAGAACCTACTTATGGCGGAGAAAAACTAGACACTCAAAGAAAATACAATGAGTTTTTAAAGCAATTTGAAGGAGTTAGTGACGCCTCACTAGCCCAGGCACGCACTAGTGGGCTTTTTCGTAAGCACACTACTGACGAAGCAGGGGAAGAGAAGCTGTATAGGGCAGCAAGCTCGCGCAGAAACGCGGGGCTAGGTAAAGACTACGACCCTAATGACCAAAAAATTCAAGCATTAGCGAGAGCTGCATACACCAAGGTAAAGCCTGCTAAGGAAGACTCTTTAGCAGACCCTACCTCAGCTACTCCTGCCACAGGATTTCTCCACCCCAAGGTCCCTGTCCTTAGTCGTGATTATTTTAACGATTTTCACAAACTGATAGATGTAGTAGACACTCATTTAGATGAGTCAGCCCCTACTGCTCAAAGAGCAATTAGCAATCACTTACTGGCAGCTCGTGAGTCATTAAACAGTGCAATGGCTGCTCATCAAAATGGGCACATATTTGATGAAGACGTTAACTACGATACGTCAAACATCCGAGGTAGAGGAAAAGACTCTCAAAGTAAAATTGCTTCTGCAAAAAAGGGTTCACTTAGTCACATGGCGGATGCTTATGCTCATTTGTTTAAAGCATCCAATGCAACTCATAATGCCCACCCTACATATAAGGCTAACTCAGGACATTTAGCTGTCGCAACTTTAGCTAAAGTCGCAACAGAAGGATACTCCAAAGAAGCAGCATTATCGGATACTGATAAGCCCAGAAACGTTGACCGAAGTTCTGTTCAAGAGTTGGCTGAAGGTGAGCAGAAACTAAGTGAGTATAACCTTACTAGGGCACGATTCCGTAAAGGTACCTCAGTAACAAGCACAGAAACTCCGTATGTAACCGAAGAGAACGAGGGCAAAGGCTCAACCGTTAGATTCGGTCTCGGAGCTAAGGCTGGGTATCCTATGAGTTCAGGCCATACCCCTGTTGCTCCTCTTGATGAAAATAACCTACCTGCGGATGAAGTAGCCCGACGCATTGCAGTTGCGGCACGAAAAACTCGCGAAGCGGAACCTACCTCTGATGCTGACCGTAGGTTAACTGCTGTAGGAATGCGTCCATCTCCATACCAGGCCACTCCTGAGGAACCTCGAGAAGCCAGAAACACTCGATTGGAAGCAGCAGCTGACGCAGCAACGGCAAAAGCCCAAGTATTTGCAAGCGCAGAAGAAGGTCGAAGAGTAGCTAACGACGCTGACCTTTCAAGAAAAGCAGATTTGTATGAACGTTTGGGCCATTTTGACAAAGCTGCCCAAACACGTGGGTTATTGAGCACGTATAAGCCTACTAACCCCACTACTCAAGGAATGCGTGGCAGTATAAGCGGTACTAAAGCTCTTACTGAATTTGGCGCACCTGAAATGTCCCCTAAAGAAGAATCCACGGTTGCGGCTCAAAACGTAGCTCAAGCTCACTGGCATTCAACTAATACCCCAGAAGGGGGCGAACTTCACACTAAGTTGAAGGCGCTAGATGCGGAACAAGCTCAGGGAATAGCTACCATCCAACAAAAGTATGGTTCATTGCCTAGAGTTGAAGGAACTACTCCGTCTAAGATGAAAAATCTTGACACCATTGATTGGGACCACCCTGACACTAGGGCATACTTATCTGAGTTAAACACTCACAACACTGGGTTTGAGTCCAAGCGAAAAGCCCTTTATGGATCATCATTAGTTAAAAGCTACAAGGCTATGGACGCAAACCCTGAGGGATACCTTGCAAAGAATCGCATCGCTATTCCAGGTAAACTAGAAAAAATCCCAAACATCGCACAAAAGGCTAACCTTGCTTCTGGGGAAAAACCTTTACAGTTCGGTACAGGCATCAATAAGCCCCGTCCCCCACAGTAACCCTGTAAACTATAAGCGTAACTAATCAGTAAGAAAGTTTCTAATGGCTAGACTAGACCCAAAAAAGCAAATGGCAAAGCCAGTTGTGGCTAAAACTGTCGCATCTAAACCTGCCGCTAAGTCTAAGGCTGTTGCTGAGGCTCCTGCTGAGGCTCCTTCAAATTATCTACCCCCCTACACAACTACTGCCCAAAAAGCTGCTGCAACCACAAAAATAGCCGCTCTACAGCGTAAAGTGGATGCAAAGTACGGAGCATTTGTACCTGGAGGGCAAAGCTTTGGAGCAAACATTAGAGAAAATCTTCCTAATGAAGTTTCGGAAGTTCACAGGTCTTTAGCTCAAAATGGTAAACTTATTGAAGCTATGGCAGACATTCACAACTCTCAGTTTGGACTTTCAGACGACACTCACTCAGAAATTACTAAGCATTTGGCAACTGCACAATCTTTAGCCTTTGATGCTCAGCAAAGAGCCTCTGGCGGAGATAGAGTTGGGGCATCCACTATGTTTAGCAATGCTAACAGAGAGCACCAATTAGCGGCAAAAAAGATTGTAAGAAACACCAGTAACAACAAGGCAGTAATGCCAGCAATTTTCGACATTGCTGATGGGGATACCGCAAATTCCCTAAATGAAGCGCACATCAAGGCATTAGGTTAAGGATTAATCATGGCAGTTAACACTTCCCGTTCAATGAACGAAAGTTTACACGAAGGTTCGACAGACGGTAAGTACCGTAAGATTCGTCCCAACACAGAAGTTGCTGATTTTGAAGGCAATGAGCTTACCATGGATAACAAGCAGACCCTTCACCCATTTTACGGATATGGGTTCGCTACTTCGGAGCTCCCTAAGACCAGCATGGTAAACCCAGGTAAGTAGACTTTTTACTCAGTTTCTACTAAAATAATACGTAGCACTAATAAGGAGCAATTTATGGATGAATTAACGCCCCATTGCGGGATTTACCTGTGGACTGACTGGGCAGATGGCTCATCTAGACCAATGGTAGGATCAGCACAAGCGAAACAAAGGCACAAAGACTGGTTGCGTTCTCGTGCAGAAAACTTAGCCACTCCTGAGGGGGAAGCTTGGTTAGCAAGACACAACTTTACTAAAACTAAATCAGAAGATTTAGACTGGTTAATTACGAATGGTAAAGTTTAATGAGTGGGTTAGTTGACCCTTCAGGCAAACCTTTAATTGGGTCTAAACCCATCGATGGTCCGATTATTCGGTTACTACGCTGCATGGTGTGTGAAACCTGGGAAGAACTCCCTGATTGGGATGGTAGATCAGACCAAGATTACCTATTGCAGATTGCAATTGAGAAGCATGTATTTCCTTCAGGAGACCCTCACGTAGGCAAGCTGTTCAAAGTACCAGTTAAATCATGGGTAAAGCCAGAAGACCGTAAAGCAATCCTTGACCAATTGGCTCGAGGTGGGTCCAGAGGGCTAGACGAGCTAGACCCTCAAAAATCATTTTATGAAACTAAAATGCAATTTTCTGAAGATGCAATGTCGTGTTGGGAAAAGCACAATAGACCTAAAACTGATTGTGATGATTACCAAAAACCTTCTAAGAGGCTATTGCCCAATACGGCAAAAGAACGAGGTGAATTAGGGTTACCTAAACCTGAGCATCTAGATGGTCCAAAGATTTACGTATGCAATTTCTGCCCATATCACGGAGAAGTTGTGCAACGTAAACGTAAAATACTAGGAATGTATTAAGGTATAAATATGGCAAAAGGTAGCACCAATTCAAATCGCAAAAATGGTAAAGCAAGTAAAAAACATCCTAAAGTATTCGATGCCGTAAAGCGTCGATTAGTCAAATACTAGAAAGACAATAACACATGGAAAAAGCAACAACGTATTACCTAATCGTAATCACAGAAGACGGAAGTCTAGTTAGCTACACTGACTTGCCAGAAACCCTTCCAGAAATTCAGCGTAAAGCTACGGTAAATGATGTGTACCTAACCTCACGTCAAATTACCGAAGATTTTGACAGGGACATGTTGGCATCGAAAGTCCTACAAGGAGTAGCCCAGATGCTGACTCCTCCTAAGGAAGACACCGTTGCAGACAAGGTTAGCGAAGCATTGCAGAAGCGTAAAGCTGAAGCAGAAAGCACCCCTGTACAGGATTAATAAATGTCCCTAATTGACACCTGCCGTTTATGTGGCCATGAGCTTTATCGGGGAATTTGTTTAGAAGATAAATGTAAATGTGATTGCTACGAGGAATAAATGCAAATATTAGTTGACCTAAACGGTGTGTTAAAAGGTATGTCAGACGAACCTATCCCCACAGGAATTCTCATGATAGGAACATTAAGCGTGTACAACCGTTTGATGTTCCTATCTGAGATGTCTGAGCCTCAAACTAATCAATGGTTAGGGTTAAACAAGATTGTTGATTACGACAGAATTATTGATTCATCTGTTGGATTAGCAGGGGAAGTATTGGCCGAAAGACAAATTAAAGTTGCCCGAGCACAAGGCCCAGTAGACTTGTTCATTACAAATAATCCTTCATTATGGGCATTTGCATTTGAGCTAGGAATTCCATCAGTAATGTTTGGGGTACCTACATACACTCGGCCAGAGTTTCGCCCCGATGCCCCTAAAAGAGTTCGAGCTTGGGGAGATATTGAAAACGCCATTAACAAGCAAAACTCCATGAGAACAGAAGATGCGCGGTTAATCCGTACTGAAACTTTAAACTTCGAATGATTGTATTTGGTGGAGTTGAAATACCTAGTAATAGAATTTTACTAGAAAAATCTGGCGTCAATAATGTGATGCTAAATTACTGGGGATTGCGTAAACGTGGGTTGCCTAAAACCAAAGCGTATTTAATTGCGGAACATTTTCTACCAGATATGAAAGTATGGGTTGATGCGGGGGCAACTCAAGCAGACAAAGCTAACTTATCTAAACAAGAGCTGCAAGAATACGCAGCAGATTACGAAGATTTTATCGTTAATAACTACCACCGAATTGAAGGTTGGGTAGAATTTGACAGCCAAGTAATGGGCAAAGAATGGGTATTTAAAGAACGAGAAGCGTTCACCAATGACCCTAAACTTATTGTAGTGTGGCATGAAGAGTACGGTATCCCTACCCTAAAAAGTTGGGGATCGATGTATCACCAAATTGCTATCCCAGGAACTATGGTAGAGACCGTCACTGCGTTAGCAGCGGTGACCAGAAACATGGTAGCAGTTCACAAAACTACATTTCATGGGTTGGCAGTGGCCAAACCAGACAATTTGAGACAGATACCTTTTACTACAGCCTCGACACTCAGCTGGTTATCCCCAATGCGTCGAGGCGAAACAATCATCTGGGATGGCATGAAATTAGTACGATACCCAAAGAAGATGAAGACTCAAGCACGAATTCGGTACAAGACAATGGTAGAAAAATCAGGGTTAAATTTTCAAAAGTTCATAGATGATGACACCTTAGAAGCCACTAAAGTTGCAGTATGGTCATATTTACAGTTAGAGAAAACAATGAAAAATGATAAAGTATCTGATAACAGTGACGATACCCTATATACAGGTTTAATGGATTTAGGGCTACCTGGTTCTAATAACAGTGGTAGTGAAGTACGGAAACAAGAACGTGTTGAAATCGTTCCTAGAGACCCCTCAGAGGTCATTTCAATGCCTGTTTTTGGGTATCAGCTAAAGCAAGTTGTAGAGAACGAAGATGGTAGGGATGTTTTAAAACAAGTACCTGTTGTTCAGACTAATACCACGTCATTACGTCAATGCGATACCTGTTTTGTTGCCAGTAATTGCCCTGCATTTAAGCCTACAAGTACGTGTGCGTTTAACCTTCCTATCGAGGTAAAAACTCCTGATCAATTGAAGGCATTGAACACTGCATTAGTAGAGATGCAAGCCCAAAGAGTAGCGTTTATGCGGTATACAGAGGAATTGAACGGTGGGTACGCAGACCCAAACGTATCGCAAGAGATGGACCGTTATTTTAAAATGTTGAAGAGTTTGAAAGAGTTAGACGAGCAAAAAGAATTCATCCAAATCACTGCTCAGCGTAATGCCAGTCAAGGTGTTTTAGCCGCAATTTTTGGGGACAGAGTTGATGCCGCAAAAGAAAATACTCGCATCATTGACGGGGATACTACCACCAGAATCATTGCAGAAAAGCTAGAAGGATAACACTAAGTATTATCTGATAATAGTTCCCATCATGTATTGAAACATGGTGGGAACTATTATTTACCTAAGTATATTCTCATTTGACAGTATTAGCAGGTATACGTTAGGCTGAAATAACCGACAATAGAGGTCTCCGATTGGGAGTATTTCGTTAAATAAGAAAATAGGTACAAATGGTTAATTTTTCATTTCAGCTAGCCTCAGAATGGGTGGCAGGATACAAGTCCAAAAAAGCCCCATTCGGCTACGCAGATGTAGCAGGCAATAGCGTTGGAGAAATCACGTTTTTGCGTACGTACAGCCGCAAGAAGGAAGATGGCACTAAGGAAACTTGGTCAGAGGTATGTGCGCGAGTAATCAACGGTATGTATTCCTTGCAGAAGGACCATGCAAAACAGAACCGTTTGCCATGGAGTGACGCAAAAGCAGCAGCAAGTGCTAAAGAAGCGTTTGACCGTTTGTTTAATCTAAAGTGGACTCCTCCAGGTCGTGGCCTATGGGTCATGGGTACTGAGATTGTAAACACTCAGAAAAACTCAGCAGCTCTACAGAACTGTGCGTTTGTTAGTACTAACGAAATGACTAAGAATAACCCAGGAAAACCATTCGCATTTCTAATGGAAGCATCCATGCTGGGTGTTGGCGTTGGGTTTGATGATAAAGGTGCAGATAAAGGGTTTGAGATTTATGCCCCTACTGGTACTGCCGAGTATGTAATCCCAGATACTCGTGAAGGATGGCAAGAGTCAACCGTTGCGTTGATTAACTCTTTCTTGAAATCTGAGCAACCTAACCTGGAGTTTAACTACGACCAAATTCGTCCTTACGGAACTTCTATTGCTACCTTTGGTGGTACAGCAAGTGGGCCAGCTCCTCTAATCAAGTTGCATGGTGCAATCACTAAACTATTTGCAGGTCGTAAAGGTGAGCTAGTAACTAGGCGTGACCTAGCAGACATTGGAAACCTCATCGGTGTTTGTGTTGTATCGGGTAACGTACGTCGCTCAGCAGAGCTACTTATCGGACAGATTGATGATCAAGATTTCTTGAACCTTAAGAACGCAGAGAAGTTTCCTGAACGCAACTCGTATGACCCAGAAGCCCCAGGTTGGGCTTGGATGTCAAACAACTCAGTAGAAGTATCTGTAGGTACAGATTTCTCTCCTATCGTTGATGGCATTGTTCGTAATGGTGAGCCTGGAGTTATCTGGATGGACACTAGCCGTAAGTATGGTCGTCTAGCTGATGGAGTTAACAACAAGGACCGTCGTGTAGTAGGGTACAACCCTTGTGCAGAGCAGTCACTTGAGTCGTTTGAAATGTGTACTCTAGTTGAGACTTACCTTAACCGTCATGACTCGCTAGAGGACTTCAAGAGGACACTTAAGTTTGCCTACTTGTATGCCAAGACTGTAACGTTATTGCCTACCCACTGGGAAGAGACTAACGCTATCATGCAGCGTAATCGTCGTATTGGAACCTCAATCAGTGGAGTGGCAAACTTTGCAGATAACCGTGGTCTTCCAGTGCTTCGTGACTGGATGGACGAGGGGTACCAAGTTATCAAAGCCTACGATGTTTCATACTCAGAATGGCTAGGAATCCGTGAGTCAATTAAGATGACTACTGTGAAGCCTTCAGGGACTGTCAGCATCCTTGCTGGTGAATCCCCTGGTGTTCACTGGACTGCTGGTGGCAAGTACTTCCTCCGTGCTATTCGTTTTGCAAACAATGAGCCTATGCTTGAACTATTCAAAATGGCAAATTATCGCATTGAAGCTGCATCAGAATCTCCAGACACTACCTCTGTGGTATTTTTCCCCATCAAGAGTGATGCTAGTAGGTCTGAGAAAGATGTATCGATTTATGAAAAGATGTCATTGGCTGCAACTGCTCAACGGTACTGGTCAGACAACTCTGTCTCTGTAACCATTACCTTTGACGCTGTGCAGGAAAGCCAAGCTGTTGGTACGGTGTTGCACATGTATGACGGACAACTAAAGACGGTATCGTTTCTCCCGATGGGAAACACGATTTACCCACAGATGCCTTACACTCAAATTACTGAGGAAGAGTACACTGAATACGGTAACCACTTGTTCCCGATTGACTTCGAAGGAGTTTACGCAGGGATGTCATTGGATGCTGTAGGCGAGAATTACTGCGTAACAGATTCCTGTGAACTAAAATTAATCACAGATAATACTAAATAGTTTAACAACTATTGTTTGCGATAAATGATAGAGTCGTGTGTATGAAAATAAAAACAAACACACGACTCTGTCGTTTATGCAAAATCGATAAGCCACTTGAGAGTTATTACCCAGACAATAGGGTTAAAAAAGATGGCAGAAGGTCTCGTTGTATTGACTGCCTTACTAACGGAATGCCCTCAGGTCCAATTCCGATGAACCCATTGACTAGGCATGCACTTGACAATAATGGGTGCCATATTTGGTCAGGAGCTGTTCATAAATCAGGTTATGGACAAATAAAATGGAAAGGCAAGTCTACAGTTGCTCATAGGGTTGTTTACGAGCTTGTTAAAGGGGAAATACCCAAAGGACTTGTAATTGACCATTTATGCAGCGTTAAATTATGCGTAAATCCAGAGCATTTGGAAGCAGTGGATTACTCTACTAACACTCAAAGAGCTTGGGATAGGAATCATTGTGCTACGTGTACTTGTAACGCATAGGTTGTTTGTGAAAAACCCCCCTGCAAATTAATGCAGGGGGGTTTTTCACTACTTAGCAAAGACGGTGAGTTTGCGTAAGTGATCGTTGAACTTCTCCCGAGTTTTCATTAGCTTACGCTCTGTTTCGGTAGCTCCTCCCCAGATACCCATTTCTTGGTTCTCTAGAGCCCACGTTAAACAACTAGCTGCTACTTGACAGCCAGCACACACTGCCTTGGCCTCGGCCACAGCAGTACGGCTCATTACTTCTGGGAAGAAGATGTCAGGGTTGACTGTAGTGCAGGATGCTTTCTCCATGTTGATTACATCAAATACGGTTGGAACTCGACTCATTTTTTTCTCCTGTTTGTTTTTTGTATTTCTATGAACCCATTATTTTTCATGTTTTGCCGTAGGTTATACACAGCTCTGTAGTCAGAGGGAGTACTAGCAGAATAGAAAAGCCCTCCAAGAGGGCTCATCCATTTGTAGTGGTTGTTTTTAGTAAGCACCACTGTCCACCCTTGTTCTCGAGCTTTTTTAACTAGAACATCTAATTCTTTGCTCATTATTCCTTCTATTTTTGGGGAGGGTTGTTCACATAGTTCTCAATAACATCGATGCTATTGTCTAACTTAGTCCGTGCTGTTTTGAACTCTTTCTCAAATACTAACGCCATGAGTTCTTGAACTTCTTGAGCTTCCCACACTTCTAAGATTACTTGAGCGATCTCGAAGTTTTGAGTTTTGTACACCTCAATCAACAACAGTGCGTAAGTAGTTAAAAACGCGTTAGCTTTTGCAATTTGGTCTGCCTGTTTCTCAGACAAACAGTCTAACTTAATAAGCTCCGCTTCTTTTTGCCCATGGGTAATAACTTCATCTGCTAGTTGAGAAATGAGAGTCATAAGTAGGTTTTGGTTTAAAGGTTCTTTGTTAGTCATTATTGCCTTTCTGTCGCTTCTTTTTTACTGTGGGGGTTAATGGTACAGGAGTATGCACCTCTAGCTGCACTAGGTGTTGTTTGCAAGCTTCATGTATAAAATTACCTGCAATTGTTTCTTTTAGCAAATTGGTACTGGTGCTTGTAGGTAGTTGACAAAAGAAACACTGCTTAGGAGAAAGCAGGCTCATAAAAGAAGGTGTGTTCATTATTTCTCCTCGTTGTTTGTGTTGGCATGGCACTCACAAGGACACACGTAAACTGTGTTCAATGAGTTGATTTCTTTTGGGCAGGCTAGGTGATAGTCGGTAAGACACCACCCAGTTTTTAGTGTCATTACTTTACCTTGTAGAACATAACTACGAACACGTGATTGCCGAAGTACAGATCTAGTGTCCACTTTGTAGTACGTTCGGGTCTCCAAATTTGTGCACCATAGGTTGGGCCGTTGTTGCTGTAATACTTAAAGCTCATTTTTTATGTTTCCTTATCATGTCTTTGATTACTAACGTAAAGATAACTATTGTGAATACTGCGAATACCATTTACTTCCTCCCTGTTGGATTCTCATTAGTTTTGCGCTTTCTAAAAGGCATAAGCAATAGCAAGAATAAAAGGTAAGGAACACTTATAAACAAAATCCTTAAAATCCAGCCAATGCAATACGCCCAATATATAACTTTATTTTTCATTTGTTTCCTCCTTTGATAAGAGCAATAGCATACTCAAGCAGCTTATTCTGCACCCAATATTCCATTGGCATCTCATAAGTAGCTCGGTTATCAATCAAACCTTCTAGCAGTTTGATAATGCGTTCTTGCTCATCCCTAGTGCCATGCTCTATACCTTTCAAATACAATGCTTTATCGCCAATGGTATTACCGCTAAAAGTTACTTCACTCATTTGTTTTCTCCTTTGATAGTCCAAAATGGGTCAGTAAGCACTGAGCCATTACTAAGAACAGCAACGCCCGATTCGCTGAAGTCGTCATAGGTCGCTGTCAGAATGGTGTCATTCATTTGTTTTCCCCTTTGATAAGAGTTGTTTGCTCATCCACGCTTAACTGGTGGCGGCAGATAGGCATGCCAACTTCACGATAGCAAGCACATTTATTTCTTGCATCTTCTAGCAGTTTGATAATGCGTTCTTGTTCCATGAACTTACCCCGCTCAATACCCTGAGCAAAATCACTAGAAGCATAAGCCTGATTCAACGGCTCCTGATTAACAATTTTGCTACGAAGTTCCTCATCCATTAGTTACCTCCCCTAAT